GATCCCTGGTGGCTTCACCGTCAACCACTTCTTGACCGACGTCAACGCCTGGTTCCTGACCACGGACGTGCCCAACGGTCTGAAGCACTTCGAGCGTGTGGCTATGTCCACCTCGATGGACGGCGATTTCGACACCGGCAACGTGCGCTACAAGGCCCGCGAGCGTTATTCGTTCGGCTGGTCTGATCCCCTGGGAATCTGGGGTTCTGCTGGCGCCTAATCAGCGTCGGAAATCGGGAAAGGGGGCCTTGTGCCCCCTTTCTTTTTGGCCTATATTCAACACAGTCCCAAGATTTCAACCCTGCTTGCTGACCGACTTGGCGGACTGACCTCACAGACAGCAAGCGCAAATGAGGAGCCATAAATGGCACGCACTACCTTCTCCGGCCCGGTTGTTTCCACCAATGGTTTCATTGCTGGTTCTGGCGCCACGGTTACCAAAATCCTGACGGCTACTGCCTCGCTTGACTTCCCGTCGATTTCGGCAGCTTCTCAGGCTGACCTGACGATCACGGTTACTGGCGCTGCAACTGGTGATGAAGTGGTTATGGCACTGCCCGCTGCGCCTACTGCTGGTCTGGTGTTTAACGCGTTTGTTTCCGCCGCCAACACGGTGACGGTTCGCGCAAGCAATATCACTGGAAGCCCGATCAACCCTTCTGCAGCCACGTTTGGCGTCATCGTCATCAACGCTGCCTAATTAGGAGCGCATCATGGCGATGCAATACGACGTTAAATCAGCGCACATGGCTGCGTCTGGTGTAGCGGTCACTTACCGTACGCGTCTCAAGGGTGCGATTGTTTCGGCCAATGCCAGTGCTGCCACGCGCAACACGGTGTACGCCAACAATCTGGCTCAGACCGGCACGTACGGTCGTTCGACCAATACAGTCACGGTGACCATCACTGATCACGGACTCGCCACCGGCGACCGCGTGTGGCTGTCCTTCTCGGCAGGCACTGGCGGCACGGCAACGACCAACGTGTACTCTGTGACGGTGTCCAACGCCAACACGTTCACGGTTACGGATACTGCGTCGGGCACCATCACTGGAAGCCCTGCAGTCACCATGTACGCCGATCTCTTGTTGGAGGCCGACTCGTACAACCCTACAGCGTTCAACGTGATCATTCCCGGTGAGGGTATCCTGGCCGAGAACGGTATCTACGTTGGCTTGGTTAGCAACGTCACCACGACGATCTTTTATGGCTAAGTCCCCGGCATGGCAGCGCAAGGAAGGAAAGAACCCCAAGGGCGGCTTGAACGCCAAGGGGCGAGCCTCCTACAACGCCGCGAATCCAGGGAAGCCCGGACTGAAGGCTCCACAGCCGGAGGGCGGGCCACGCCGCGACTCTTTCTGCGCCCGTATGAAAGGGATGAAAAAGAAGTTGACGAGCGAAAAAACCGCAAAAGATCCGAATTCGAGGATTAACAAGAGTCTGCGGGCATGGAACTGCTGATATGGAACATCATCCTGTCCTTCCTGTCGGCGATCATCTTGTGGGTGATCAAGTCGCACACAGAGGAAGTACAGCGTATTCAGATTCTTCTCAACCGTACGCGAGAGGAGATCGCCAAGGAGTACGTCACGAAGGGCGATGTGCACGACGACATGAACCGGGTAATCGCTCGGTTGGATCGTCTTGAAGGTAAGCTCGACGCGTACATGAAGGAGCAGCGAAGTGCCCTCAGTTAGCGGTAAGCAGCACAGGTTCATGGCGGCGGTGGCGTCAAACCCCAAGTTCGCCAAGAAGGCAGGCGTTCCCCAGTCGGTGGGGGCAGAGTTCTTGAAAGCGGACAAGGGCCGCAAGTTCAAAGAAGGTGGCGAGATGAAAGAGTCTAAGGCGATGGTGAAGAAGGAGATCGGCTTCATGAAAAAGGCCGGTGCTCCTAAGTCAATGATCAAACATGAGGAGTCCGAAATGAAGGGCATGAAGAAGATGGCTATGGGTGGCAGCGCCGGTACCGGCATCACCAAGGCCAAGATGGGCACTGTGAAGACCGCTGCTCCGAGCCGCGATGGTGTGGCCACCAAGGGCAAGACCAAGGGCACCATGATCAAGATGGGTGCTGCCAAGCCTCTGGGCATGAAGCGCGGCGGGAAGTGCTGAGATGAAACACCGCTACAACGATGGCGGTGGCGTCTTCCGCGAAGGCATGGAAGTTCCTGCCAATACGGAAGACATGAAGTCTGCTCCGAAGCCGCTTACTCCAGCGCAGCGTCTTGGAAAGATGAACATCGACAGAACGGGCAAGCTGACTCCGGCAGAGCGTCGGAAGTTGGAGCGCGACATGAAGATGGCATCTGACCCAATCCCCAAGGCCAAGGGCGGTACGGCTTCGTCTCGTGCAGACGGCTGCGCAATGCGCGGCAAGACCCGTGGAAAGATGGTGTAGCCATGATGCCTAGCCGGGGGATGGGGGCAATCGCCCCCTCCAAGATGCCCAAGAAGAAGGTCATCCGACGCAAGGATGACCCGAACGACGTTGACATGTACGCCGAAGGCGGGACCACCAAGTCCAAGGTCAACGAAGCGGGCAACTACACCAAGCCCGGTATGCGCAAGTCTCTCTTTGAGAAGATCAAGGGGCAGGCTGTGCAGGGCACGGCGGCAGGCCAGTGGAGCGCCCGCAAAGCGCAGCTTCTGGCCAAGCAGTACAAGGCCAAGGGCGGCGGGTACCGTGACTAAGAAACCTCAGCAGTCGCTGAAGGATTGGACCGCCCAAAAGTGGAGGACCAAAAGTGGTAAACCGTCTAGTAAAACTGGTGAGCGATACCTTCCAGAGGCTGCGATCAAAAGTCTTTCCCCCCAAGAGTACGCCGCCTCAACCCGAGCAAAGCGAGCAGGCAAAGCCTCCGGCAAGCAGTTCGTAGCGCAACCCAAGGCCATCGCTAAGAAGACCGCGAGATTCAGATGACAACTTCAGGCGTAGCTGCGTTTGACCTCGACCTCAATGAGATCGTCGAGGAAGCCTTTGAGCGTGCCGGTGGCGAGATGCGCACCGGCTACGACTTGCGCACGGCCCGTCGCAGCCTGAATCTGTTGTTTGCCGACTGGGGCAATCGAGGCGTGAACATGTGGACGTTCGAGCAGAACGTCATCACTTTGGCTACTGGTCAGCCGACTTATGCGCTGCCGGACGACACGGTGGATTTGCTTGACCACGTCATCCGCACCAACGCCAACGTCCCCAACAACCAAGCCGACCTGACCATCACCCGGATCAGCGTCAGCACCTACGCCACGATCCCCAACAAGCTGATCACAGGCCGACCCATTCAGGTTTGGATTCAGAAGCTGTCGGGGCAGGACTCCGTGCTTGCCGGAACGCTGCAGGCCACCATACTGGACAACACCACGTCCATTCCAATTACCTCTTTGGCTGGCGTCCCGAACGCAGGCTTCATCAAGATCGGCAGCGAACTGATTGCGTTCAACGAGGTGCAGCCCGCTAGTGGCGGCAACCCAGCGTTGCTGCTGAACTGCGCCCGTGGCCAGGGCGGCACGACTGCCGTGGGGCACTCGTCTGGCTCGGCCATCATCCTGTCGCAGAAGAACAGCATTACCGTCTGGCCAACGCCCAATCCGGGCACGACCTACCAGTTCGTGTACTGGCGCCTGCGCCGCCTGCAGGACGCCGGTGGTGGCGTCAAGACGATGGACGTGCCGTTCCGCTTCTTGCCCTGCCTTGTGGCCGGTCTGGCGTACTACATCGCGCTGAAGGTGCCTGATGGGCTGCAGCGCCTGGACATTCTGAAGCAGCAGTACGACGAGGCTTGGCAGACTGCTGCAGGCGAGGATCAAGAGAAGGCAGCGGTGCGGTTCGTGCCCCGGCAGATGTACATCGGGAGCGGCACCTAAATGGGTAACCGGTTCGCGTCAGGCAAAAATGCGATTGCGCAGTGTGACCGCTGCGACTTTCGGTTCAAGCTCACGCAACTGCGCAAGGAAGTCATCAAGACCAAGACCTACAACCTCTTGGTCTGCCCGGTCTGCTGGGATCCCGACCAACCGCAGTTGCAGTTGGGCATGTACCCGGTCGATGACCCGCAAGGCTTGCGCGAACCGCGTCCTGATTTGAGTTACGTGCAGTCGGGCAACACGGGTCTGCAGGTTGTGGACACCACGGCAACCACGCAGGATGCGGTGGGTTTCCCGAGTGAGGGCAGTCGGGACTTCCAGTGGGGCTGGAATCCAGTTGGTGGTTCTCGCGGTCCCGATGCTGGGCTGACACCCAATAACCTTGTATTAACCATCCAAATTGGTACAGTCACAGTTGTGACGGCATAGGAGCGAAAAATGGCAAGCGTCAAGGAAATGCTGAAGAAGCACATGGCTAAGGGCGCTGGTGCGCATCCTGATGCCAACGTCAAGAAAATGCGCGCTGGTGGCAAGACCAACAGCGACATGCTCAAGATGGGTCGTGGTCTGGCCAAGGTCGCCAACCAGATGAACCCTGGCCGCAAGCAGAAAGGTGTCTGACATGGCAACCTACAAGACCCCCAAGCCGGTGGCCACACCGGTTGTTGGCGCCGACGACATCAAGAAGGCGCTGCGCATGGACGTGTCCGTGGCCAACATGCACTCCAACGAGTACAAGGGCACGAAGACTGACGGCATCAAAATCCGTGGCACCGGCTGCGCTACCAAAGGTACGATGGCCAGGGGGCCGATGGGCTGATTTGGGAATTTTTGGCGGGAAGTCCAAAAAGTGAACTACACGCAACTCAGCAACGCCATCCAGGCGTATACCGAAAACCCGAGCAGCGATTTCGTTGCTCAGATACCCGTTTTCGTCCAACAAGCTGAGCAGCGCATCTACAACACGGTTCAGTTCCCGTCTTTGCGCAAGAACATGACGGGTGTTGTCTCAAACGGCAACAAGTATCTGGCTGCGCCCGACGACTTTCTTTCCGTCTATTCTTTGGCCGTTATCACGGACGTAACGGGCGGGAACTTGAATACGGGCACGTACGAGTACCTGCTGAACAAGGACGTGAACTTCATTCGGCAGGCGTACCCGACGCCGCAAGATGCGGGTGTGCCGCGTTACTACGCGCTCTTCGGCCCGACAGTGGCTGGCGCGACGATCACGAACGAGTTGACGTTCATCCTTGGCCCGACACCTGACGCCAACTACAACGTCGAGCTTCACTATTACTACTACCCGCAGTCCATCGTGACGGCGGGTACGTCTTGGTTGGGCGACAACTTCGACACGGTGTTGTTGTACGGCTCGTTGGTCGAGGCTTACACCTACATGAAAGGTGAGCAGGACATGATGGGCATGTACAACCAGAAGTACATGGAAGCCCTGCAATTGGCCAAGCGTCTGGGTGATGGTCTGGAGCGCAGCGATGCGTACCGCAGTGGGCAGGCTCGTGTGGCGCCGCTGCCTCAGAATAGAGGTGTCCAGTAATGCCCATCGAGCAGGGTGCGACCAATCAGTTCAAGGTGGGCATGGCCTCGGGCCAGTTCAACTTCAGCACTGACACGTTCAAGATGGCGCTCTATACGGGTGGGGCCAGTATTGGGCCGACCACGTCTGCATACACGACGGCAAGCGAAGTTCCTGCTGGTGGCGGCTATACCACGGGTGGTGAGATCGTCACGGTTTCTGTGGCACCCACCACGGGTCCGAACCCCAGCAACACGGTTGCCTACCTGTCATTCAACAACGTGACGTGGAACCCGGCGGCGTTTACCTGCCGGGGGGCCATCATCTACAAGGTGGGTAGCGGGAACCCAACCGTCTGCGTTCTTGATTTTGGTGGGGACAAAACCGCCACCACGTCTTTCCAAGTGCAGTTCCCGACTGCCGATAGTACCAACGCAATCATAAGGATTACTTGAATGGGCACGATTTTCACCACCAAGGGCGACATGGAGGAATCCCTCCTTGAAAAGAAGGAAGGAGTCGTTGACAATGACAACGAATACACGACTTGGGTCGAGTATTGGCACGAGGGCGAACTCGTGCATCGGTCTGTGCATGTCACACCTT